GGTGAATGACGCTGTAAAGCTTGTTTTTGACGCTGAGAACATGACGGCAAGGGACATCATGGGCATGGATCTTTTCAATGTGAGTGAGATAAAGATCAGCGGAAAGAACGTTTTGGAGATCAAGTTTTTTGACAGGCAGAAAGCCTTGGAAAAGCTTGGGGAGCTTGCGCCTCAGCTTGACGGCGGCGGTGAGTCGAAGCGACTTATCGAGAGCATTTACGGCAGGGACGGTGATAGCTTGTGAAAATAACAAGGCTGTCGGAAAATCAGAGGTTTGTTTTCAGATGGTGGACGGCACGGGATCTTAGTGATTACGACGGGATAATCTGTGACGGTGCGGTCAGATCGGGCAAGACCTTTTGTTTGTCGGCGTCTTTTATGACATGGGCAATGACTAATTTTGACGAGTGCATTTTTGGGCTATGCTCAAAAACTATCGTGTCGCTGAAAAGGAATATCCTGCCTGCGCTCAGGGGGTATATGAAAGCCATGGGCATGACGGCTGTGGAGGTCGCGTCAAAGAACTATATGGACGTTAGCTTTTGCGGCAGGAAAAACAGGTTTTACTACTTTGGCGGCAGGGACGAAGGCTCGCCCTCACTTATCCAGGGCGTGACCCTTGCGGGGGTGCTTCTTGACGAGGCGGCACTTATGCCCAGAAGCTTTATAGAGCAGGCTGTGGCAAGGTGTTCGGTGGCGGGGAGCAAGCTGTGGTTCAACTGCAATCCTGACAATCCTTACCACTGGTTCAAGAAAGAGTGGATAGACAAGGCGGAGGAAAAGCGGCTTATCTACAGACATTTTGTGCTGGAGGACAATCCGACCCTTGAGCGGGCGGTGATAGAACGCTATCACAGGATATATACGGGGACGTTTTACGAGCGTTTTGTACTTGGCAAATGGACGGCGGCAGAGGGGCTTGTTTACCCTATGTTCGACGAGGAGAAAAACGTCTTTGAGGGGGATATACAGTGCGAGCGGTATGTAATAAGCTGTGATTACGGCACTGTTAATCCTTCAAGCTTCGGGCTTTGGGGCGAGAGTGGTGGAGTATGGTACAGGCTCAGGGAGTATTACTATGATTCTCGCCGTGAAGGTATGCAGAAAACTGACGAGGAGCATTACAAGGGGCTTGAAGAGCTTGCCGACGGGCTTTGCATCGAAAAGGTCATTTGCGACCCCTCGGCGGCTTCGTTCATACAGTGCATACGCAGGCATGGAAAATTCACTGTCCAGCCTGCAAAGAACGACGTTGTTTCGGGTATCAGGCTTGTGTCGGACTGCATAAAGGACGGCAGGATAAGGATAAACCGCAGGTGTCGTGATACGCTTCGTGAGATAAATCTTTACCGCTGGGACGAAAAGGCAGGAAAGGACGCACCTGTGAAAGAGAACGATCACGCCATGGACGATATGAGATACTTTGCAGCAGAATGTCTGGGACGTGAAAAGGACGACTTTTTTGTACTGACAGTTGAGCATTAGTACAAAAAAACGTACAGAAAGAAAGGAGAGAAAATGAGTATTTTCAGAAAGAAGGTCCGTGAATTTGTGCCGAACACGGCAGGCTCTGACAGAGAGTCGGGGTTTCATTACAGGCTTGCGCCTGAGGGGGTTTTTCAGCAGGAGCTTTATGACGCACTGAGGGCGAATGTGCCTGTTATCGACGCTTGCTTCGGCAAGATAATAAGGCTCACAGGGGGCTTTAAGGTCACGGCTTGTGACGAGAGGGCGCAGGTGGAGCTTGACAGGTTTTGCAGAGAGGTTTCCGTGGGGGTGTCGGGAAAGTCCATTTACACTTTTGCGGATATGTATCTGGATTCACTGCTTACATATGGCAAGGCGATAGGCAGGATATATGCAGATTACATAACTGGAAAGGTAAAGGGGATATATGTTGGCGACCCGACTTTGTACAGAGTGCGTGAGGGCAGGAACGCTTTTGAAAAACGTATTTTTTACATGGGAAGCGGTGAGGAGATACCGGTAAGAAGTCCTGAAAAACTGCTTTACACTGCGCTCAATCCTAGTCCTAAGCACCCTGACGGAGTGTCCATACTCCGTGGATTGCCTGCGCTGAGCGAGATACTTATGCGAATTTACGAGTGCATGGGGCAGAACTTCGACAGGGTAGGAAATGTGCGCTATGCGGTGACTTATCACCCTGAGGGGGAGAGCGACAGGGCGAGAGCCAAGGAGCGTGCAGAGCAGATAGCTCAGGAATGGAGCAGAGGCATGAGGGCTTCACGAAACGGCTCGGTGCAGGATTTTGTGGCTGTGGGCGATGTTGATATCAAGGTCATAGGCGCTGACAATCAGATGATAGACACGGAGATACCTGTCAGACAGCTTATGGAACAGCTTGTAGCGAAGCTTTCAATACCACCGTTTTTGCTTGGGCTGAACTGGTCAACCACTGAGCGAATGTCTGCACAGCAATCGGATATTCTCACAAGCGAGCTTGAATATTACCGCAGACTGCTTGAACCTATACTCAGAGAGATATGCGAGGCGTTTTTAAGGCTTAACGGATATGCTTGTGGGGTGGAGATAGAGTGGGACAACATAAATCTTCAGGACGAGGAAGCGTTGGCGAAGTCAAGGCTTTACAATGCGCAGGCTAAGGCGGCGGAGCTTGAAAACGAAAGGGTAGAGAACGAGAGAAAAAAGGAGGAAATGCAATGAGCGAAACAGTATCAGGCGAGGAGCTTGAAAAGATAAACGGCTATGCGAGAGAGCCGCTCACGGAGGACAAGGTCTTTGTTTTCAGGGTGGCGCTTTGTGACAATGACATTGACAGAGATGGTGAAAAGTTTTCATCAGGCGCTTTGGAGAAGCTTGCGGAGCTTTTTAAAGGCAGAACGGGTATTTTCGACCATGACCCTAAAAGCTCAAAGCAGACTGCCAGAATATTCGACACTTGGGTGGAAACTCTGCCTGAGAAAACTACGACAGACGGAGAGGTCTACCGCAGGCTTATGGCAAAGGCTTACATGGTGCGAACTGCTTCTAACGGCGACCTTATAAGTGAGATTCAGGGCGGAATAAAGAAAGAGGTATCCGTTAGCTGCACCATGGGAAAGAAGTTTTGCTCTGTATGCGGAGCGGATATGTACAAGGGCGGCTGTGACCATGAAAAGGGCGGTGAATACGGCGGTAAGCTGTGTTATTACATTCTTGACGAGCCGCTTGACGCTTACGAGTGGTCGTTCGTGGCAGTGCCTGCACAGGTGAACGCAGGGGTAACGAAGCGTTTTGCCTTAAGGGAGAAACAGGAAAGCACCGACAAGAGCTATGAGATTGCCCTTGCAAGGGAAGCTTTTGAAAAGGACGTTTTAAGGCTCAGCTATTTCTGCAAGCCTTTTATGAGTGCAAAGCGTGTGAAAGAACTTGCGGAGCTTATGACAGTGACGGAGCTTATTGACTTCCGTGGCAGGCTTGAAAAGCAGGCGGCTGAGAATGAGGAGGTCTACAAAGCCGAAAGGGAGAGCTTTATCACGGGGGATTACAAGATGTAAGGGACAGGTGTGAAAGGGGGTGATGACAATGTGGAGATAGGGGCTTAAATGCCAGAATGTGATATCATCACTGTAGGGGCGAACAGTGTTCACCCGAAAAGACAAATGGTTTTCGATGATACGAAAATCAGTACAAAAAAATCGGACAAATTTAATTATCGAAAAGGAGAAAATAATATGTACAACAATATCAAACTTGAAAAGGGACTTTATTCTATCACAGGCAAGACATTCACACAGGCGCTGGCTGAGCTTGATCCTGACGCAAACTATGAGAACACCGAGCTTAAAGGTCTTGACGCTTTTGAAAGACAGCTTAAGCGTTTTGACATCAAGGTAAAGGGTGCAAATTCTGACAAGGTGGAGAAATTCTTCATTTCCACTGAGTCGGCAGTGCTTTTCCCTGAGTACATAAGACGCACTGTCAAGCAGGGCATGGACGAGGCTTCTATCATGGGCAAGGTAGCGGCGGCTGTTTCATACACTGACGGAGTGGATTTCAGAGGTCTGAACGTTACAAAGTCAGGTTCAACTGACGTTGTGGCAGAGGGTGGAAATGTGCCTATGACAACTGTCAGACTTAGCACCTCCAGTAAGACTCTTACAAAGTTTGCAAGACGTCTTAACTGTTCTTTTGAGTCTGTAAGGAAGCAGAAGCTTGAGGCTTTCGGCGTGGTGCTGAGAAACCTTGGGGCGACTATAAGCAGAGATGTGAACAGCTTTGCTATGACTGAGATAACAAGAGGTATTACAGCTCAGACTCTTATTGGCAGTGAGCTTACTTACGCTGATCTGGCGGCTTTTTGGGCTTCCATGGGCGAGTTTAACATGACGACCATGATCTGTACTCCTGATGTTATGGCTAAGATCCTTGCTATGGACGAGATGAAATACTGCATTGGCGACTATATGGCAGGCGGCACAGTTCAGACGCCATATGGTGTAACGCTTGTAAAATGCCCTCAGCTCACAGGCGGTATTGCGGTGGGCATCGACCAGAGCAGTGCTGTTGAAATGGTGCTTGGAGGAGATGTTATCGTGGACTACGATAAGCTTCTTACTAATCAGTGCAACGAGATCGTTTGCTCAGTGCTTGCAGGTTTCTCTGTACTTACGAGCGGTGCTGTAAAGACGCTGAAAACTACAAAGTAAGCTGAGAGGATAATGAAAAAGGGACGGTGGGCGGGTATATTTTTTGAAAGGAGCAGGAAAATGGCAATAAGCAAAGACAATGTAAAAAGCAATTTCATGGAGCTAAGCGGACTTGACAGCACGTCGGCTGAGGTGTATGCAGGGCTTATAACGGTGTGTGCTGACGAAATGGAAAAGGCTGTTGACCAGGAGCGAATGGTCGCTGAGGGTGGGACGGCTATATGCGAATTTGCGGCGGCAGCGGAGGTCTTTTACAGATTTATTTGTCTGAAAGCCGCTGAATACAAGATCATGTTTACGACACAGGGCAAGGCGGTGGAGGCTTTTGACGAGGAGAACAGGATAAAGGCGGCAAGAGAGCTTCGTGACAGTGCAGTTTCAAGGGCGGAAAGATTTTTCTCAAAGGACGGCTTTGTATTCAATGCCGTTATCGCATATTAGGAAGGAGGACGAGCCATGACAGTCTGGACAGAAATGGCGGCAGAGATAAAAAAGATACTTGACGGAGCAGGCTTTACTGCAATGGGCGAATACACTTCGGCTGACAGTCTATTGCACAGTGGAGAAGCAATTGGCTTCTATGGACTTAAAGGCTATGATGTGGTCGATGAAGTCATTGGGCAGGGCGGCAAAAAGCTTTACACTGAGTATATATGTCATATCGACCTGCGGCTCATGGGCAAGGCAGGAAAATACGATGACATGGAAGAGCTTCAGGAAAAGTGTGAAAGCGTTATGGCGGAGCTTGCAAAAAGCGAGGTTCTGAATGTAAAGAGCGCAAAGCTTGGAAGCGCAGTTCAGACATTGCCCCTTCACAGGCTCGAAAGGCAGGCAGAGCTTAGTATCGGCATTTGCAGTGAGGAGGATATAAGTGAGTAAGAAGGGTAAGATAAAGCTTGACATCGGCACACGGTCATTTTACATGGACGGAGTTAAGCGAAGCGGAGGTTACATTCAGGAGGAAACAAAGGCTGTGAATGGTATTTTGCGAAATATCTCAGGCAAGGCGGCGGAGATATTTCAGTTCAGCGGCAGGATCGCTCCGTCGGACAAGGCTTACGCTTGGGCTGCTCTAAGCGAGAACGGAGGAAAGGCGATCAATTTCACGGCAGACGGGGTCTTATACAGCGGATACATACTCTCAGAGATAGAAATGGATTTTCAGCCTGACAGGATAATCGGAAGCCTTATGATAAAGCTTAGGGGGGCGGAATAATGGCGAAGATATACATCAGGTTCGAAATTATTGGCAGCGGCAATTTGGACTATAGAAACATTGTTTCAGCAAGGCTTGTGAAAGACCGCTATACGCCATACAGTGAACTTAGAGCGTCTGTCGTTCTGAATAACAGCATAAATCTTAACAACATCAGGCGTGTGGCACTTTATATAGGCAGCAGGCGTATGCACTACGGTCCTGCGGATTACATCAGAACAAGGGTGAGAGGTGGAAAAACTGTTCTTGAACTTATAAGCCGTGGGATAACACTTATGCTGGGGCAGAACGAGCCTGAACCGGGGGTATGGTCTAAGGTGAGTTTGACGGATATTATGAAGAGCTACAGCCCCTCAAGCGAGATAACCTACGAGAGTGGAACTGACACTGTGAACTATGTGAACATCAAAGAGAAGTCTACACTGTGGGAGGCTATCGGCGTATATGCGGTCAAGGCTTACGGCAGGCGTGCATATATCAGAGGGGACAGGCAGGTCAATGTGTCGCTGAGTATCCTTTCGGTGAATATCGGTACTCAGCGTATTATTGAATACGGCAAACAGCTTGATACGAGAACGATGCTGTCGAAGATATATATGAAAAACGTGGACGGGGAGTATGGATACAGCTATTCAAGCGGTAAAACTATACCACATGGTATCACGAGGGAGAAGTATTATGGTCTTGATAAGCAGTGGCTCAATAATGTAGTTGTCGGGCTTAAAGATAGGATAGAGTTTGCAGAGAGGGAGTATTTGGTGGAGCATATCACATATGAGGGGTATTGCGGTGAGGATATCACGGATAAAATAATTTGTAATGGATATGGCGTAAATGGAAAAAGAGTGAGCAGAATGGAGATAACGGTCAATAGCAAAGGTATGCAAACGAAGCTTTTATGTGAATAGGAAAGAGAAGTAAGGAATGAATAGAGCAAAAAAACAGCGTACAGAAAAACTGTACGCTGTTTGAAGCTTCGTATTAACCCTTTACGCTTCCCAGAGCAACACCACGAATGATGAACTTTGAAAGACAAAGGTAAACAATTACTACAGGGAGGATAGCAAGTACGATGTACAAGCTGAACATTCCCACGTCCTTCTCCTGTGGTCCTGCATAACGCATTGCGTTGAGTACCAGAGGGATTGTGTACTTACTCTTTGATGTAAGAATAAGTCTTGGCATAAAGTAGTTGTTCCAGTTTGTTACGAATGTAAAGATGATCTGAACTGCGAATGCAGGCTTGAGGATAGGAGTAACGATCTTGTTGAAGGTCTTGAACTCTCCGCAGCCGTCGATACGGGCGGCTTCTACGATCTCAAGCGGAAGTGCAGACGCCATATACTGCTTCATGAAGTAGTATGTAGCTGGTGCTGCGACAGCAGGAATTATCAGCGGAATATAAGTATCTGTCCAGCCGAGTTTGTTCATGAACTGGTAGAAACCGATAGCTGAAGCCTGTGTTGGAACCATCATTACGATGAGAATGAACATATCTGCGAACTTTCTCAGCTTGAACTGGTAAACGTGTGTTGCATATGCTGTCAGTGCTGAGAAGTATACGCTGAGCAATGAAGCACAAGCTGATATGAACAGTGAGTTAGCCAGTGAACGCCATACGCTTCCGTATGCTACGGCTGTTGAACCGCTGAAAAGGTTCTTGAAGTTTGTTGCGAGGAAGTGGTCAGGATACCATCTGATACCTGCCTGTGATCTGCCTCGTGTTGCGTTGATTATCAAAAGATAGAATGGGAAAAGTGAAACAACGACCAAAAGAACAAGGACAACATAAGCTATTATCCTATGTATGATAAGACCAGTACTATTTGTCTTTTCACCAACTATTTCAGTACTTCTTGGCATTTCAGCTTACCCCCTTTTCTTCTTTTTCTTCTTTCCGTCATGGTCAGCAGATGCAAACATAAGTGCAAGTCCGATAATAGCGGAAACGATAAAGATTATTACGCAGAGTGCAGACGCCTTACCGATGTCGCCCTGCTTATTTGCCTGGATTATCATTACGACGGTCTTAAGTTTTCCGTTAGGGCTACCCATATCCTTTGTGAGGAGGGCAGGTACGTCGTACATCTGAAGTCCACCGATGAGTGATGTTACAAGAACATATGACATGATAGGCTTGATGAGCGGAATTGTGATCTTCCAGAATGTCTGGCTGGAAGTTGCACCGTCGATCTGTGCTGACTCATAGAGTGATGTATCAACACCCATGATAGCAGCCATAAGAAGAATTGTTGTATTACCATACCAAAGTATGAAGTTGATGAGTCCAACTACACCTCTTGATCCCCAAACACTTTCAAGGAGCGGTACCTTGATAAGATCATAGATAGCACCGCCTCTGCTGAACAAGCTGTAGAACAGAAATGCAAAAGCAGATGCCATGATTACGTTTGGAAGATAGATAACAGCCTTGAAGAATCCCTGAGCCTTTATCTTAAGACGAAGGTCAGTGAACCATACTGCAAGGATAAGAGAGATAACGATCTGTGGGATAAATCCTACTATCCACATGATGATCGTATTCCAGAATGACTGAAGCAGATCACTTCCTGATGTGAATATAGTTGAATAGTTATCGAAACCGCAGAATGTCGGTGTTACTTCGACAGCCTGTCTTGTCCAACCACCGCCGATAGAGCCCTGATCCTTAACATAGTCTGTAAAGCTGT